GACAATACTTAAATGAACTTAACTTACTCGTTGGGTTTAAAAAACGAGCATATATCAGATCGGCAAGAATTGCGTTCAAATCGTATTCGTAATCATGTCTGTTTTTGATGTTTCTGCAGATATTATCCAAATGTAGAGAATAATAAATGCTTTGTAGAAAAAGATAGCCACAATTAAAAGTGTTCTGCTGATCCTTCTTGATTGGAATATTTGGATTAAGAGCGATAGAAACGGATTCATTTTCCTTTTTATATTTTTCAGTTTCTATACGCGCCTGTTCCTTTGCCCAGGCCATAACACCATCTCTGTCTGTATTCAGTTCTTTAGAAAGTTCAGAAAGTTTACCGAGCTTCTTGTAGATTCTTGAAGTGCTTTTACCTTTTTCGTTGATGAAAGCATAATTGATATAAAAAGATTCATCTGTTTTAGATTTAGTAGTTGTAACACGCAAAAATATCACCTAATACAATTATATCACAGGATACGATATAATACGATATGCAAAAACAAATAATTTGACAAAAAAAGTAAAAGAAAAGCGCTAGTTTAAGCGCTATGTTTAAGATCAGTTGTGAAAAGGGGTGTCAAACTCCCGTGTTATGGACAAAATCGATAAAGGTATCATAGAAGCTTTTACACAAGCCAAAGAGAAACAATAGAATTGACAATTCAGTACTTTTCAATTAAGATATAATTGAATTATGGCCTTAGCGCCGATTAGATTCACATTATGGCCTTAGCGCCGATCTATTGAAAGCTACTGAGTTTATCTCAGTAGCTTTTTCTGCAATAATAGAAGGTTTATTAATGGATGAAAACGAAACTTTTAAACATCATGAAGGGCAATCGGTCACGTTTCACGATTCTTTGATTGAACATTATTGTATGATAATCAAACCGAAGAAGGCTGCTTCTGATGGTACAATTCATTATACGACTAATGAAATTGCAGGTGTTATCAACAAAGCCTTGAATATGCTCCAAAATATAACTAATTTCTACAACAGAAAAGACAAAGATTCATATGCAAAGATTTTGTCTATAACAACAATTAGTAAATATAGAATTAAAAAATCGATTAATGTATTAGATCATCCAATTGGTAAAATACAGTTATCTAAAGAAACAATGGACAGAATTGACACTGAAATTGTAAAAGCTATAACCAACATCGTCTTGTAAAACGCTTGATTTTAAAGAAATTCATGTTATTATAAAGATGAATTTCAGTGATGATACATTGTATCAGGCACTGCAGGTATTTATTTCGGTAACACATTTGTGGGTGCCGCAGATATGGGAAAGCTATTCGATTTCGGATAGCTTTTTCTTTTTAATCAAGTATATTAATAAAACCTTGATACCGCCAACATCCAGTGCAATTATGAATACAACCAATACACTAACATAAGATAAGATGAATACTCCCCATCAAGAAAAAAGCTAGAGAAAATCTAGCTTTTAATTTTTTTGAGATATAAATAAGATATAAATATGTTTTAATACGTTATTTATACTTTATATAAAACACATTTTTCTTAGTTCGTAAATTTTTCGTAGAAAGATATTGCGTTTATAAGTGTTATTTATGCTTTATATATAGGCATGTGTTTCATAAAATTCAATGTATTTTAATGGAATGAAATTTTTTCAAGATATAATCAAGACATAATTTATATCTCAATTTTATTATAATTTCACAACGAAAAAGAACCTACGCTTTACACGTAGGCTCGATTTAGTCATTAAAAATATAGTATAGTTCAACTTTTACGTACAATTTGTACAATTTTATGTCTTATTTTATTAAATTTTAAATAAATCTTCCATATGGATTAGTATTGTATCCTTTTGAATTAAGCACACCAGCTTTCATCCATCTTCTTTCACCTGTTGATGCGCTAATCCAACTAATCCAAACGAATCCTTCACGTTTGACATATCCGTCGTATCTAACGGACATTCCTTGTTTATAGAATAAACCTGTATCAATACCTTTTTCAGTTGGTGCTTTTCTGATCTTTAATGTTGTGTTTGGATAGAAAGTCGCATTTTCTTTAGCGAAATCAGAAGGAATACTGTTTAATACAGTCGGTGTTGATTGAGCACTACCTCCAGGAATATGAGGGTCTGTATCAATTCCTGTATCATTTGTCCATCCAATCGCTACCCCATTACGATCTACACGATACGGATATTTGGCACCTTTAATCACTCTACCAATCGTACCATTCCAATCGCCTTTATAAACTTTACCTGTACCATAGCAATTTACACTTAATGTATTTGTGCAAATTGGAGTACCAGTAGAGTACTTCTCACCACTCGGAGCGCTTGGAGTACTTGGCTGTGTTGGAGCTGCAGTCTGACCATCTAATCTAGCATTTACTTCTTGTGCTAACTGTGGCATTTTCGAATGCAAATAAGGACCAGGACAAGATGTAGCTGCAAACATTCTATGTTCAGTTAAGCTTCCATTCGCATTACCGGTGTAATTCAATCTGAATCCGTATCGTTTACAAATATCAACACATAGATTTACCAATGCATTCCATGCTTTTGATGAGATCGTCCACGTATCTGTATTATCGTTCGCAATTTCAATTGTAATTGATTGGCAATCGTTGTAGTAGTTGCTTGAAGTCCATGCTCGATTTTCTTCCTCAACATTAGCTACAATCGTACCATCTGAGCCGATGCAATAGTTTGCACTAGCCATTCTTCCGCTTACTTGGAATGATTGAGCACATCGTTCTGCACTCCATGTGCAAGCCATATGATGTGGTGTGATTTTGCAAACTTTATAACCACCTCTACCACGCATATAGTTGTCTGCACTAGCAGGAATATATTTATTTGTTAAGCTTGAGTATGACATTCATCTTCACCTTCTTCTTTTCCGTTTGATAGCTCTGATTCAGCTTCTTCTGATAATTCTTCAAATTTTACTTCTTTTTCTTCCATGATTCTGTTCTCCTAATTCTTCTCGACTAAAAAGTCCTGAATTTCCTTTCGTGTAGCCTTTAGGCTTTCTTTATCATCTTCCGATAACATTCCATCGAGGATGGCCATGTTCGCCTTTAACATCAGATCGCCTCGCTTCTTATCCTCTTCTAATCGTTCATCGTGGTCAGACAGAATGCGACTATGCTCCTCTAATTTGCGGTTGATGCCTTCTTGATTGAGTGTAATCTTTTCAAGTGAATTTAATCGCTCGTTATCCTTATGTAATAACTCATCATGCCTTTGAACTTTAGCTTTTAAATCGTCACTCGGCTTTTTCAATTCTTTAATAATCTTCACAGTGGCCCAGACAAGACCAATAAAAGTAAGACACCAGACAATCTGTTCACTAGTAATCACAAAGTTCATTACCAGCACCTTCACTAATTGTCTTTCGTTTCATCATCTTCTGTACAAGGTGTCTCTACTTCTGGTAATCCGGCTAAGGATGTCAATAATGACAAAATTCCAGCCAAAGCAGTGCTTGATACTACAACTTTAAGATCCACTTGTTCCATCATTTGTGACGTTCCAATCATTGCGATTGCAGTCTGACACATTGTTTTTAAGCAGCGTGTGCATGCTGCACTCCACCATTTAGCATTTTTTAATTGTTCCATATTCTATCTCTCCTTGCTAGCTCCATAGTTGTCAACAATGTGCCAGTCATCACATGCACAATTGCTGATTGTATATACAATATCGTCTGAATCCGTTAATTTTAAATCAACACCATCTTTCGTATGGATCATGATGATTCCATCGACGATATGCCAATATCCACTCCAGTGACTACGCGCCACCTTGTGGCCACGCGTCATCGAAATAAACGCAGATGCAAAATTCATATATAATTCCTCCTTTTTTGGCACAAAAAAAGACCGCTTGAACGAGCTAAAGTGCAGTCTCTGTACCATGTGTGAGTTTTACGACTTCACAAGGTCGATTAATTCTATAATTTAGTTAAGTTTAACATCACATAACCATCTTTGAATCCATCATTAGTCGTGATGCTTCTAATTTGTGTCATTCTAAACAAACCTGTATCCGTTTCTTTTCCTTCGTCTAACGATACTTGTTTAAATAACACATAATCTTGTTCATTGATTTGTTTGTCTGTCAAATCAAGAATAATAAAATCGTGTTCTTGGAAAAAATTCCATAATTTAGTATTTAAATTGATTTCATGTGTTTTTACCATATTTTCCTCCTATTTTGTTCTTTTCCAAAAATATACTGTGATATAAGGTTGGACAGTGCTCGATTTGCTAGTCGTTCCTGTAGATGAGCGTGCACTTGCATAATTGCCACTAATGTCTTTAAAGCCATATTCAATACTCTTATTTATTTTTTGTGTAATACCGTAGCCTGTATCGTTTACGGCTTCCGCCCAACCACTGTCATCAGCTAATTTAGCAACCATTATGGCTTTAGTTTCATTTCCATTCGTAACAGCTCCGTACATTATCGTATAACCTACTTGAACTGCATGGTAATGCTTATATTCACCACCAGTTGAATTAGCAGTAAACGTCTGGCTATCTGTTCCATCATCACCAGTACCTTCACCAATTAATGTACGCCCTTGGCCAAATCGTTCCCAAGTACCACCTAGGAATGTGCCAGGATTGACATTGTTGTAAGTGATATAAACTGCACCAACAGGATATATTTTATTTAATAGCTTAGGAAGAGCCACATCACCATCAACAGTTAAAGCACCTTCTACAGTAATGTCGCTTTTAATATTCTTAAGAAAATAACTATCCATATTAACTTCAAACGCTGCTTTCTCGGAGAACTTACCGATTGCTAATCCATTCTTATTTTTATTAACATTAAGAATACGATATGATGTTGTCACTTCAACACTAGCAGTTGCAGTATTGCCTAAAGCATCTTTAATACTTGCACTAACAGTATAGTGATTACCAATAGAGCAATTAGCCGCTAAAACAAAAGCCGTGCCAGACGCAAATGATGAGTTTGAAACACCATTGCAACTACACGACTTAGATGCTATTAAATTTTTACCAGATACAGAAGCATAACTAAAAGTAATAACTATTCTTAAATATGTTCCATTAGTATTTTTTGTACCATCACTAGTACATCTTTCAGCACTCATAGAAATATTAGGATATGTGTAATCAACTACATTAATACTTACTGTTTTTGATGCCGTACGACCACGAGTATCTGTTACTGTGCATGTATAAGTTAAAGTTCCAGTTGAAGATAATACTTCTGAAGTACCGGAACTAGCATTCACACTTAAGCCTGGACCAGTAATAGAATACCCTGCAATAGTAGAACCTTGAGCACCATTTGCTCCACTAGCAGTTATTTTGACTTGTGATTTATTTTTAACATAAATACCCCAGCCACTAGGAACACTATTATCAATTCTCGTTGCAGATAGATCTGATAAGCTAGGAACTATATTTGTAGGTACTTTTAAATTTACACTCTTGGTGACTGAATCTCCAATTTGAGTTGAATCGTTAAATGTCGTAACTCTTACAGTTAAAGCCCCAGTTTCAGCACTCGGTATTTGAGTTGCTAAAGATACCGGAGGTGTAAAAGTAGCACTTGTTGCAGCGTTTGAACTAACAGTTGTCCAATCACTTTCAACAAATTTATACTCAACTTTATGAGTAAATGAGCTTGATTTTCTATCAATTGTGACTGACACTCCACTACCTAATTGACTGCCACTTACACTAATACTTGAAGCACGAGCGATTGTAGTACAAGCAGTCCAATCAGTATTTAAGTCAGTAGTACCAGGAGACCAACCACCAGAAGTACCAGGAGCATCAAATCTTAATTTAACATAACCACTTAAGCTACCATCAGATTTGTGTGTAACAGTAATCGATCCAGAAACACTTTTTGTTCCATAGCTTTGACCTGCAGACGTAAACCCTGCAGATGTAGCAAATAATGTATCTGTATTTGTATTGTTATCATGCCAATATAATCTCAAATAATATGTTTGCCATGATTCAAAGGCAATATTTGGACCTGCAAATGAACCGTTTGCACTAATTACCGTGGTGTTGTTAGCAATATTTGTACTGCCTTCTGACCAACTAACACTCATTACATATGGGTAAGTTCTGGAGTTGGCAGCATATACATATTGACTTGCACTGGCCATTTAACCACCTCCTAAATTAAAGAAAAGCCAAGATCACCTTCATCGATGAACAGGAAATTTCCACATCCAATCGATTGGGCAATAATGGCTTTTAAAATATACAATTCTTTGTTTGTAATCCAAGCTACTTTATCAGTATTTTGATAGAAAGCTAATTCTGTATTCGACAATTTACATTTGAATGGCTGTGCTGAGTTACCTAATTCTAAGTTATCACCATTCCATCGAATATACTTCTTCATTTCTTCTTTGGATACTGTTCCATTAACAGCATCAGTTAAAGTTTTAACAGCAGACTTTGTAGCACTTAAACCATCTACTGTAACTTTAAAATTAGTTGACATTTCTGAAATAGAAGCTGAATTAGCACTAGTTTCTTTTTGTACATTTTGAACTAATATATTAATGTCTTTAGCAGTCTGGTTAATTAATGCTTTGTAACTCTCTTCTGTTGTCTTTTCAGAAGCTGCTATTTTATCGTTAACATACTGTTCTTGGTCTTCGGGAGCAGGAGTCCAATCTGTGGCTTTGTTACCGAGTTCAAGTTTGACATTTTTAAATCTTGCTGTAAAACTAGCTTCAACATTTGCATTAGAATTATAGAATTGAATAGAAGCAGTAGTGGTAACATTTGCAGATGCTTGCACTGGAATTAAGATTGCATGTTCTACATGATACCATTCGTTTAATTTGCACCCATTACTACCAACTTCAGGCAAAGTATGAGCAGTTACATTTCTCCATTCTCCGGTTCCAGTTTGACCTGATGGAGCATTTGCGTATCTTTGTCCAAACCAAAACTCCTCCCTATTTGTACCTGATGGAAAATTCCATTCAGTGAACATAATGTCATATGACCAAATATAAACAGCACCAACTTTATATTCCCTACACCCTAAAACGAAGCCATCACTAATAGGTATATTAGAATATTTTTTTTTACTTTTTAAAGTTACTTCGGCACAACCATCTTTTATATGTGTGAAGTTTTTAAATATACCGTTTTTAGAATCACCTTTACCATATTTAATCAAATTTCTTCCGCCAACAACAATTCCTTCAGGAGTCGACCCAACAGAATATGAAGTGCTTTGAGTATTGTCAGTATAAGTAATTACTGTCCTTGTCCATAAATATGGATTATCAGCTGTTGTTTTAGGCGGAGTAGTTCCCCATCCTGAATTTGAGGGAGGGTGGGTTGTTCCATTATTCCATGCTTGATAAGTTACTGATGTAGACTTTATACCTTTTCCGTCATTACCTTTAGGACCAGTTGCACCGTCATTTACTCTAGTTAATGTAATTAAAGCCGTTGCTTTAATTGCCATATCTATCCCTCCAATTGAGCACTAAATGTAGCTTTGTTCGAAACATCACCAGCACCGATTGTATAAGTCGAACCTGTCGCTACTGCAGTAGTTCCTCCATCTTTATACCATTTGATAGTTCCTAAACTAGATAAAGCAGAGCCAGTCACTTCAACTCCTCCTTTATAAACATGAGCAGTTAAAGTTGTAGCAATGGCAGTGTTCTTAAAGATTGTTCCACCACTTGAAGTAATTGCCATTGTGATAGCGTCCTTACCGTTTACTCCATTTGTACCCTTGTAAGATACAGAATATGATTCAGTATACTTTCCATCTGAATATGTTACTACTGTCTTAGTCCATAGATACTGGCCGTTCGCAACGTTAGGAACTGTTGGACTCCATGTTCCTGTTGGAGCAGTAGTACCACTTGTACCAGCTTGATATGTAACTGATGTTGAACTTACGGTAACACTTGTACCGTTTGAACCATTTATACCATTTGTAGCCTTATAAGAAACTGAATATGCTTCTGTTGATTTACCATCAGAGTATTTTACTACGGTCTTTGTCCATAAGAACTGACCGTTTGGTACATTAGGTATTTCGGTTTTCCATTCTCCAGTTGGTTTAGTGACGCCACTTGTACCAACCTGATATGTTACAGAAGTTGAGCTTACAGTAACGCTTGTACCATTCTGCCCTGTCTGACCCTTAAATGCAATTGAGTAACTAAAAGTCTTGTTAATTGTGATGTCACCATCGACAACAATAGGAATAGTGATAGTACCACTCTTAGTTAATGCAGATGTTGCAGTGATAGTGATCGTTGGCATTGGTGTCTTACCATCAGAAACTGCTGAAATTCCTGTAGGACATGTAATAGTTCCTACCGTACATGGAACCTGTTCACTACCACATAATGCCATCACCTGTGTAGTAGTTGTCTGTGTACCATTTACAGCATTAGTAGTGCCTAAGAATGTATAATTATCATTTGTTAAAACAACGGAATATCCATCCGTTAAGTCGATTACGTCAATTTGATTTACAGCCTTAATTGTCATATTTTATTTCCTCCTAAATATTTAATTCGCAGTTAAATACTGCTTTAAATTTTATGTCTTTTGCGTTAAGTGTGAACATGAATCCGTTGTCATTTAACCTTGAATCATTTAATGGAATTTTAGTAAATTCCGTTTCTCCATAACGCTTGATTAACCATTGTAAATATGAATTTTCTCCGAATATTTCTTTGAGTTTGGTTGAATTATCAATTACTATTCCACCAACATAAATGCTTACAGTAAAAATAGTTGCTACATCACTATTCTTAAATGTTGTTCCATTGCTCGAATCAATGTAAAGCATCACTGCATCTTCACCATCAAGTTCACCACTGTTTACTTTATCTACAATATCTTGAGCTTTTGTTAATGCACTCTCTGCATCTTTTTTCGCTTGTGTTGAGTTATTTAAGGCATTGTTAGCAGCATTAGTAATATCTTTTCCTTCAGTTTTAGTAATGTAGGTTTCAGATACACTAAGCTTAATACCATCAGTTGCTACTTTAATCTGAGCATCTGTCTGAGCTTTAGAATAATAGTTGTTGGCAAGATCTTCTTTTATGCCATCAATTTTATTACTAGTTTCAGTAATCTTAGTAGCTTGAGCAGTTATTGCTTCATTAGTTTGAGTAATATTTGTTTCAGTTTTAGTAACACGATTTGTTAAATCGTTCAAATCCTTCTGAGCTTGTTCTGCATTAGCTTTAGCAGTATCTGCAGTTGATTGTGCGGTCTTAGCATTATTTATTGCAGTTTGAGCATTGCTTTGAGCAGTAGTAGCATCTTTCTGAGCTTGTGTGACATCTGACTCTGCCTTTGATAGCCTAGTCTTTGCATCACTTATCTCTTTTTCACTCGCATCAACACGACCTGTAACTGTTTCTAGATTTAGTTTTGCATCCGCTAACTCTTTGTTAGCACTATCTAAATTTAATTGAGCACTGTCTGCTTTTTTCTTCGCTTCATCTGCTAGAGTTTGAGCACTCTGAGCATTTCCTAAAGCTTTATCCGCTTGAGTCTGAGCATCTGACGCTTTTTTCGTTGCTTCTGTGATGTCTAACTGAGCTTGAGCAGTATCTGATTGCAATTTTTCAATAGAACTAGCATGAGTTGATATTGTATCTGCAGTTTGTTTAAATTGAGTGTTCATGCTACCTTCAAGCGTTGTTAAATCACTCTTGGATGCATAAGTTTGTGAAACTGTAGTCGACAACTCACCGACTTTCTTTTCAATCTCAGTACTTACATCTGCATGAATTGCTTTTGATTCGGTAGTTAAATCAACTTTTGTAGCGTATGTTTCTTTCACTGTATTGATTTCAGTCGCATTAGCATTTGCTTTATCAACCGCACTTTGAATTTGCTTTTTTGAATCTGCAATATCTGTATTAATTGCATCAATCTGTTCTTGTGCTTTACCAGTGCTAGTATTCGCATCTTGTGCTAGTTGTTTAGCTTCACTCGATTGAGTGTTAGCGGCGTTAGCCAATTCATTCGCTTTACTTGCAGTCGTTTGAGCTTGCGTTGCCTTATCAACTGCTTCTTTTGATTGAGTGTTTGCTTGAGATACTTGAGTATGAATCTCACCGATCTTTGAGTCAATCTCATTCCATGTGTTATCAAATATAGCTTTCGTGTACTTGATTTCACTTGGATTTGCATACGTACACTTCCAACGCTTCCACAAGAATTTATCTGATTGATAAACCACATTACCAACAAACCACTCACCACCGACTAATTCGGTTTGAGAAGTCGAATAATAGAATTGTTCTTCGGCACTTACGAACGACTGACCATCTTCACCTTTAATCGTTGACCATCTGTACTTAGTTGGGTCTTCACTACCATACTGTTTTGAATCCGAATACTGACCAATAAATTTACGATTTGAATCTGTCAAACTAAAATCAACGCGACCATCTGAACTGTTAGCATACGCAATATGCACATATGCACTCGTTCCATTCTGACCGTCCTGTAATCGCATTACAGTGACTTCTGCACTGGCTTTAAGTATTTCACCGCTCATAGCTTTAAAACGATATACGGCCTTTTCTGATAGGTCTGATGCACTGACTGTAATGGTTTGATCAGTTGATAATTGCACATCATCTTTAAGCCAAACAATTGAATACTTAGATGTAATGTCAACGCCATCATCCTTGACTAATGCAGTCAATTTAGTGCTATCTGAATCATTTTTAAAAAGAACTCCATTTGAAGATACGATTGAACCTTCGTAAACCTTCTTCAATTCAATCATCTTGTTCATTTCTGAAATAAGAGCCGAACTAATCTGTGATTGTTTTTCTTCAAAGTTATCAAAAATAGTCTTGCATTTCTCTGAATCCGTAAAGCAAATCTCTTGTTCTGTGATTCGTGCTTCTAAATACAATGTAGGACTATACTCCGCATCTTCAATCGTGAATGTATCACCAATATCACCATCAATATATGCGTCAACATCGTATGTAACTTTAGGAACACAATTCTTTTTCAATTGAGCTAAAGCTTGACCATATAAGGTTTCAACGCTCTCAGTTTCATAAGACCAGATTTGCACTGCGTACATATCATTTGAATGATTTGTGATTAATGTTGAAGGGAATCTGTCTCTAGATTGAGGGGCTAGTATATTGTTACCTTGAACTTTATACAAAACATTTCCATTCGAATCCTTAACAGTTCGGCCACTGATTGAGTTCAATTGCAATCCATTTGTTCCTGTTGGACGAATTGCGGTATATAATTCAGTAATATCACTTGTTTTAGTGATTCCGTATATATCATTTGGATATCTCAGTATTGTGCTGCGTTTATCATTTCCGATTCCTTGAGCACTGTCAGAATGAGCACGATAAATATTTAACACAACATTCTTCAAAGAATAATCGTCATTTAATTCAGTGACAAACTCTAATTCTGCATCAAATACATTTGCGATTGAATACAATCTTGCGAGCACTGTATCACTGCCAGTCCATTCGTGACTAATCTTCTTATTTGATACTTCATTTTTACCGATAATAAACGATCTTTCAAATCCATACGCATTTATATACTCTTCAAACGACATTGCTTTAGTTGCTTTATATGCATCCACATATTCATTCGTTAACTCTAAGCAAAGGCCATAGGCGGTAACACTTGTAGTATCACCACCTTTTTCAACGCTCATAATCGTTAAATGATAGTCTTTACCTTTGCGTTTAAAACTTAGCTTATTGCCCTCAACTAAAAAGACTGCATCATCATGTGCAGTCATTGTAGTAAATTCAAATGTATAAGATGAGCCTTTTAAATAAGTATGCAAGGTTTCATTAAAATAATGCATTGCATTAGGCACAGTATTGTCTAGAAACGCTAGAACCTTATTGTAAGGATTTAAAATTGCAATTCTTATGTATTCCATTTATAACCATGCCTCCCTTATTCTAGCTTTAACTGTTGGTTGAGATTTTGTCCATTCTGAGCACGTAACTTTAACTTCTGATGTTCCAACCGGCGCTTTGAAGTACTGAGTACCTAACACCTCATCTTCCAATCTAGCCATTCCATTCACATAAACATGAGATGACTTACCATCAATCGTAATATTAGTATCATTTGGATACCTATTAGGAATATCTTTCCATTTCTCAACATTCATTTTTTCAAAATCAATGACATCAAATCCCATCATTGACATCACTTTGTTACCACTTCTATCTCCCCATTGTTTGAAAGCAATTTGAATCTTTGCACACTTCATGTTTTCAATCTCTGGGATGTAGAAGTTGTAGTATCTCGCCCAGAAGAAGAATCGAATATTCGCTCCTTCTTTTAAAACATCGCAGCTTCCCCATTTGTAATAAAAAGGATTCTGAGCTTGTAAATGTGATGTTGTAAATTGCCAATTTTTCAACACCTTACCATTTGCCCATATTTCATAATGGCCAGTGTTACCGATTGCATCTGTCTTGTACCAATTACATCCACAAATCAATTTATCATCTTCAGTCAAGAAGTTGATACACATTTCGCCAGTCTGACCCATAAGACCCGCATAAAAGCACAAATGAAACCAACAATAGAAGTTCTGAGCACCACTTGCATCTCCACTTGAATCTGCAGGTAATACAAGTGTTCTTAATCCGCCATTTGCATTTCCTTTTTTTGTTCCAACAGAACCTAATCCAATAAACTTTTTATCAAACCAAGTATGCTCAGCTAGTGTTCCATTTGTTCCATAACTTGGATGCATTACATCAGTGCTACCAATATCATCTTTGCATTTATAAAAATCATCAATTGAGGCTAGCCATTCACTTTGTTTGTACGTCTCACCATCCAATTCTTCGATTTTTCCGTACTGCATGATTCCTTCTTCAGATACCAAACCAATATATCCTGTTTCGGATGTTGTTGTGATGTCATAATCAACACTAACTGGTACAGTTCCTTCATTGACAATGTTTAGCACTCCATCAGTTGCAGTAAATTCTTTTTCTGTTGTCGAATATTTGCGTGGATCTGAGCAATAGATTTCGATTTCACCGATAACGTTGTTACTTCCACCATCAACCTGTGTATTTGAAGTCTTTGTTCCAATGAAATACTTATCGCTTTCATCGTTAAAAATGACTTTTACTTGCTCACCACTCAACAATTTATTCATTTTATTGAAAGCATCACGAAATTCTCTACTTCCTCTAGCTCTCAATTGATATTTAACAGTAATCGTTCTTGCAGGTGTAGTTTTATATCTGTAATAAGAACCATCCATTCCATCAATTTCTTGATCCGTAACTTCTGATTCCATTAACTCACGTCCAGTTACAGAAAGTGTTCGATAACCATCAATTTCATTTTCTAAATATACGCCATTATATGACATGGCTTCTGTCGGTAGGTTAGTACCGACAATGCCACTATTTACTGTATCTACAAATGCATACATTATTTATTACCTCGCAATCTTTCATTGAATTTAGAATGTTTATCAAACTCACTCTGATTTGCTCTATATGTTGCACGTGCGAATTCTCTATCATTGATATAAAGTGGTGTTTCAATGGTTAATTCAGCATTGTTTGTGTAGTCGTATTCTGTGTTCAAGTCGCTCACAATACCTCCAAAAGCCATTTTAGGAGCATCTAACATTGGGAGATATAATAAGTCCTCTGAAGCTCTTTTTACGTCAGAATACATTGATTCAAGGCCTAGAACAAAACCTTTACCAATCCACATACCATCTTTTCTAGTAACTTTAGATGGAGAACCGATTTTAGCTTTTGCTTGAATAGCTGCATCCGCAGCAGCTGCTAAACTAGCGGCCGCAGATCTAACAGAACCTTCGCTTGCTCTTAATCCATTTGCTAGACCTTGACCAATCATACGACCACAGTATTCTGCTCGTGATTGACATGAATTAAATGCAGATATAATTGATTGACAAGAACTTTTTGCAACTGATACACCTGTTTTAAGACCACTGCCTAACCCTTTAGTGAAGTTAGTTCCCATTGCGGTTCCAGATGTCGTTGCTTTTGCTTCTGCATTTGTCATTGCGGTAACAATTGCGTTAATAGATGTTACTGATGCACTAGATGCACTTGTAAATGCACTACTAATTGTTGAAGCCACTGTAACTAACACCGCAATACTTGCTGCAGTAGCCATTACAGAACTTGCAACTGGTGCAATAGCTCCTGCGAATGCAGTCATAGCTCCACTCGCAACTGTTAATGGTTCTGAAATTCCGCTTAATGAGCTTAAAGCATCTGATAATGATGGAATTGTTGCCGATAATGATTCAATACCTGCTTGAGTTGATACGATCATTGTTAATGCGGTTGCTAATGCCATCATTTGAGCGCCAGTATCGCCCATTCCACTTGATGCAGTTGCAATAGCTCCAATTCCTACTGCTACCGCTCCTAGACTTGCACCCATATCAATTAAGTTAAGGCTCGTAATAATCTTGATTCCATTTGCTAGTTGCTTGAAACCTTTACCTGCATTTAATGCAGACTGTCCAACAGATTTAATCACTCCTGATACTGAGTTTAAGATTCCACTTACTGTTTCACCAAATGATTGAATCACATTTGAAATCCCTTCAAAAACGTCTTTAATAACTGGGCCAAAAGCAGAGACAACATCTGCAACACCTTCGAGAACCATTTGCAAGCCTTCACCTTGTGAACCGACTAATGCCATAGCAGCACCAGTGGCAAGAATAGCTGCTGCCAACGCTAACCATGTAGTTGGCGGTACCATTGCAATCGCAGTTCCTAAACCTGTAAATGCAGTTGCTAAACCCTGGCCGATTCCTTGCGCTACTGTACTGATTGCAGTACCAAATGATTCAATAACAGTACCGACTCCTTCTAACGCGGATTTGATTCCATTTCCAAGTCCTTCGAATACATTACTGATTGCATCTCCTAGACTGGTAATGATTCCTTTTGCTCCTTCACACACAGAAGAAATAACACTTGAAATCCCTTCAAAGGCAGAATTAATAATCTGAGCTGCTTTGGAAGTTTTTTGTGCAGTTTGTATACTTGCATTTCCAATATCAGGTACACCACTTGAAGATGGGCTAGATGTTGGAGCACCTTCTGTACCTCCAATGCCTTTGATTTTATCCATGATTGATTTTAGCTTTGAATAGCCACTCTGTGCAGAAGCAACCACTCCACTAACCATGCTAGATACTTTGCTACCTACTTTAATTCCAACAAATGCTCCGGCTAACAATTTAACTGCACTCGCAAATTTCTTAACATCTTTTGTTTTAAGATTTGCTACAAAGTCTGCAATTTTACCAGTTACATCTTCTACTTTTGCAATGATATTTCCAATATCTTCTCCTAGTTGCTCAAAGACTTTGCTATCCTGTAATTTATCCATTACATTTCCGATAGCATCCTTGATTTTATCGAACATCGTGATTGCGTTTTGTACTGCATCTGCTTTCATAAAGCCATCATAGAATTGTTGGATCATAGCTTTTGCGTTGTTTGCCCTGTCTGCTAGCCAATCCATAGCTTTTGATACATTCTCCATGACTCCAGGTTTAAAATCCCAAGTTAATCCATCATCTTTAGTTTCCATGATTGAATTTCTGAAATCGTAGATTTTAGATTTAATCTTTTCTAGATTATCAACCAATCCTCCCATAGCTTTTGATTTCAACATATTATTCATTGCAGACATGAATCCTTGTTCAAGGTTCTGCACTGCGCTTTTGATGTTGGTCATGGATGTTTTGATACCTTTAGAAGCTTCTAATGCAGTGTCTGCAAATCCACCTGTTTCAGTATCACATTCAATCATTGCATCGTTTAACTGGTCAAATGAAATAGTTCCGTTCTGCAATGCTTCATACAATTCATTTGTATTTCCACTCGCAATACCCAGTTTTTTTGCAACCTTTGTCAATGCAGGTGCCATTGTTTCCTGTAATGTTCTCCATGACTGCATATCTACTGTACCTTTAGCAAGCATCTGTGAATACTGTTGTAATCCACGTGATGCATCTTCAGAACTAGATCCACTTGCTAAAAACGCATGGTTCAATGCGATTGTAGTATCCGTTGCCTTGTCAATATTACCTGTAACGGCCGCCAATGATTTAGATGTTGTAACGACATCCGCCAAGCTCGTTGGTAAGCCTTGAACTGATTGATTTAACTTTGCAACACTCTTTTGAGATTGCTCAACTTCGAACCCCAAAGACTTCATTACTTTTGGATAGGATTGCATGGTATCAAATCTGTTTATAGCACCATCAAAAGATGAGCTTAGAACGTTCATTGTTGCGCCAATAACCTTTGTTACACCAACGCCAGCCACAATAGATTTAACTCTATCGCCAAATGATTCACACGCTCCTAAAGCTTTTTTCATTGTTGAGGTCATGTTTTTATCGGTTGCCGACAATATAGCCTCAACGCTAAAACTTTCTGCCATTGTTATCCCTCCTTCTTTTGTTCTTTTATGAACTGCGCTAAACCATCAAACTTGCTTTTCTTCTTAATACCCATAACTCTGTCCAACTGCTTTTGATAATCAAAGAATTTATCGAATTTCGTATAAACAGGTTTCATCTTTTTACCTACTGGCTTCCTTGCACTTGCTGCCATATTCAAATAAGCCTGCAAGTGTAATTCGTAATGTTTATCTACAATTTGAAGTTCTTTAGACTTCATCAAAAGACGATATTCGTAAGGAGTAATATTATCTACCTGATCCAAGTTTTTGAATCCTAGATACCTAAAACAAGTCATTACAACGCGTTCATAAAATTCATTAAATGTTTCTTCTACTTCTTCTCTGCTTCCTGCGTGCTCACTAGTGGCCTCACTTCTTTCTTGCACGCATTCGCTTGAGATAAAAAATTAATTACATCCTCAAAAACTTTGTCGATATCATCAACGTCTTCTAGATAATTTTCGACATCCGCTTTCTTTAATCTTGGTGTTTGTCCTACATTCATGTAGAAAATGCAATCTGCTAATGCATCAATATCACCATCAATGATGCTTGCAACCATAAATTTCAAGCCTACTTCTTTTTTCTTGCCTGTATTAGGTACATCTACAGTTACTTTTTTGTTTACCTCGTGCAAGAACCCAAATCCTGCTACTAGTTTATAAATTTCTCCATTTACTTCAATTTCCATGTATTTACTCATTCAAAGTCCTCACTTTCTAAATACAAATATAAAAGGGGCAATTTCTGCCCCCTATTTTCTATACGCTTTCTGTTTCTTTAGTTACATCTTTGTAAACGTAAGATGCAATCTCCTGTTGTTCTTTAGTTACTGATGCATATCCATCTGCACCATTTCCATTTGCTCCAAACGTTAAATCAACTTCCACAGAGCCTTCTGCTTCAGATGAAATCGAGCATTCTGTTAAATATCCTTGGTAGTATTTGGCTTTAAACTTACCGACATTTGTTTCAGTTCCTTCTTCCGCTAGGTTTACTTCCCAACATTCGACTAATTCATCTGCCAACATAGCCTTTTCTAATTTATCAATGATTGCATCACCTTTTGGCATAATAGATGTCGATGTGATTTCAATTTCTGCCACTGATGGTGTACGAATAGTTCCATCTTTTGTAGCAGTTGTATCTGCATCTTTTGTAACGTTTCGTTCGTTTTCTGTTGGGAAAGCAATTGCACTAGCATTTTCTTTCTTTGAATCTTTTGCAACTCTGAAAAGATAAATAAGCTGCTTACCATTTACCGCTTCAATTACTTTATCTGCGAACATTTGTAAATCAAATTTCATTATTTTCTTCCTCCTGTAATCTTGAAATCCAACTCAAGAACACCATGCATCAATGGTGCTCCTATACTAGAATCCGATAATATCCGTTGGTTGATATTTTGGATCATAAAAGCAAAGTTGTTTGTGTGATTAATCTGTCTAGCTACTTTCTTAATGATTTGCATGATTTCAGACAACTCTCCACGCTTCATAGGATTGTTGTGCCATACATCCACAACTTGTGTGATAGTACCTAGAATCATTGTTTTATTTCCATAATCATCAACAAGTTGGCTGCTACCGATATAAACATACGGATATGGTGTCCCTTCACATGGAAGGAACGTATCATATACGCTAATTTCTTTACTCTTTAACTCTTTTTTTAATTGCACTAGTAATGCACTAAATAATTCTTGCTGAGAATCCATATCATCACCTACTTAACTAGCTTTTTCATATCTGACTTGAACATTGGCACTTGTTGTTTGAACGCAGGTCTAACAAACGGTTGAGCATCCATAAAACGTGTTCCAAATTCAACATAAGGTGCATAATATGTTGTTGGCCCTTCTGCATATGTGAATCCACCATCACGTGTTTCACCTCTGATACTCTTTTTAGTTGTTCCTATTGTATAGTCCCCTTTAAATACTGCATTGCTAACAGTTTTACTTTGCAACTCAATACCGTTTTGTTTGACTACTGTTTTCACATCGTCAAGTGTGCAGTTCTTCTTCAATTTCTTTTGAAGTTTGTCTAATCCTCTTATTTCAACTTTTGCCATCTATTGCACCTCAGACAGAATAAAAGACTCCTTTGTACGGAGTCTTCTTGAATAATCAACTTTGTATTTTTTTGTACCGATTCGAATATGATCAAAAGGCTTTTGATAGATGTTCTGTATATGACAAGTAAGGCTACCTTGTCTGATTTGTCCGTATATCTGCATCATAGTTTGTGTTTTTGTATCCATTACGGAAGCCATTACCATTTCTTCTACAGGTGAACCATCTTCATAGTTGCCTGTGTTCTCATTATAAGAACCTTGCACAAACCTTTGAAAGTAAATAGGTTTATCGTACCTCATAAGAACCGAACCTTTCCTTTATTTTGATTGGCTTGCTCATCTCTCCAGGATTGAATCTCAGAAGAGAAAGAAGAGAAGTCATCATCATTAAATGACATTGACTCCCCTTCAACTGAATGTGTTTGAACACCCTCAGAACCAATTCTATTAAAACGTTTGATGGACACTTCAGTAATGATATATTCTAGCTCGTCAGGTATGATTTGGACGCTTAGAAGCGCTTTAAGTCGACTTTCCGTAAGTCTTATAATGGTATCTAGCTTTTCATCATCAGTTTGCAAACCAAGAAGCAGTTTTACATCATTTAATACGGTTGTTGTCGACATATTCAATCACCTATGCCTTTAAAACAACAACTACATCACCTTTTGATACTGCTTTGTAGTTTTTGTCACATTCTACGATTGTGCAGTGATTAGATGCTGCTGCTTTGATATCTGCTCCTTCTTCGAAGTTCTTCCAAAATTTTACATCTGCACCATATGCCACTGTTTCTTCAGAAGCTCCTACCTTATATTTGAATTTGTTATTCATAGATTGTAACTGTTCTGCAACTGCTACTTTTGTAGTTCCTGATTCTTCACCTTCAGAAGCAGTCAATGTTAAATCACGCAAAGTTTGGGTATTTGCTTCACCTACTGCAAAGTGTGCAATTGCATCTTGATATTCGCACATTAAACGTAATCCCATGATTGCGAACATATCAGAAATAGCACGATCATAGTTTCCTTCTACATGGAATCCTAAGAAACCAGTAGTGCTATCTGTAGTATATGAAAGTCCTGCTTTTACAAATTCAGAATCACTTGGATCTACATAATATGCAATGATGTTGTTCATTGGAGTAGCCACTACTGTTTTTTCTGCAACTCGGTCTGTTAAGAATACAATATCTGCTCCTAAGAAGCTCTTAATGTATGTTAAACCGAATGCAGTCTGCATAGATACATTAGCTTCTCCTAAATAGCGGTAAGCATCCAATGTGTTGACGAATACGGCAATACCAGTAGTATTTCGTTTCATCTGTTGGAATTTGTGTTTAACATTACCGATTGCCATTGCGATTGCCATTTGCCAAGTTGCTTCATGCCCTACTAAGCTACCTAAATTCAACTGTTTATATAAGCGATCAGTGATGTTATCTTGTAAATCAATACGGAATTGTTCATCTGTATCAGATACTGCAGCTTCAAAACCTTTTTCTGCAATTGCTTCAATAGATACGGCTTTACGGAATTTCTCGATTCGAATTGTATCGAATACTTCTTCTTCAACTTTGTATTCGCTTAATGGAATAGATTCACCTTCTGCTACCTTTCCATCCTGTAACGTTCCTGTTACTTTCTTTGTTTTTAAAACAGAACCATTTGCTTTACGAATTGGGCGAATGATTCCTAATACATCCAATAAAGCTTGGATATTCTTTCCAAAACTAGTAACAAAATCAATTTCATGTGCTCTAACTTGGATGTTATCTGCTCCTGTTAATCCTGTAGGTGCTGCAAACATTTGCAAGTTCATACCTTTATAAATTTTTTTCATATGTTAGTTCTCCTTTTTCTATTACTGGAATAAATCCATATTTTCCGCAATCATGCGTTGTCTTTCCATTGGATCAGTGATATTCAAGATTGATTCACGAGTCACCCCTTTGTTTGAACCTCCACGTTTAGGACCGTTGCCTTTCAGTTTTTCTTTAACTGCTTTTTCTACTTCAGATTCAAACATCTTAACAAATGTATCAACCGCTTTCTTTGTTTTATCTGCATCTTGATCAACTAGAACAGATAAAAGGTCATCACCAACGTTAATATTGTGCTCTGTGCACATTTTGCGTGCTTCATTTGTCATTTCTGCAATCGCATTTTTTGCTTTCAATTCATCCAACTCTTTTTGTACCTTGTCACGTTCTGCTTCTGCTCGTTCTTGAGCATTCATGTCGGCTAAGCGCTTAGCTTCTGCTTTTTCTTTTTCTTGATCCGCTTTCCAACGTGCAAACCTTTTATCAAGAATCGCATCCAAATCTTTATCTGAATATTTCTTTTCAGATGATTTGTCTTTTTCTTGGTTGTCTTGTCCTTCAGTTGATTGAGTATTTGTTGATTGAGTATTTGTTGATTGATCGCCCTCATTTTCACCTGAAGTTTCATCTGCAAAAAGTTGTAAGCAAAAAGGTAGTCTGTCATTGAATTTTTTCATATATATTTCCTCCTATTTTTCTGACTTTGCTTGTCATTTCCCATATCTTTTTAAGGCTTAAATGCTTGGCCTATAGCCCATACAGTTTAACGACGTGAATGCTTGGTCTTGTTTGGTAATGTGGATATGTAGGCTTTGTAAGTCTTGGCTTTTCCACAAAAAATGCACCGTTGATTACGTACTTCAACGATGCACTCTAGCCATTGATCGAAATAAACCTTTTCGACACGCTCCAAATATTTGTGATTACACATCTCTCAGTTCCACACATTCAGGATATGCTTCTTCTGTGCCTTTGCATCCAACTCTGAAGAAATTAATTGCTAATTCTCCAGCAAGGTCCAAACTTGAGATATACAACGTCTTGCAATTCTCATCAGGGCTATCATATCTGCAAAGTGCATCGGATGTTTCGTCGATTGAATTGGCCAATGTCAAAAATAGTACTGAGATAGCACTGCAGACGATATCTTTTCCTATCGGAGCGTAACGAGCATGGCCATGTACTTCAATCAGGCAATCACTTTCTGTCTGTTTAATCTTAATTTTTATCACATAATATCACTCCCTTGCATAATAAAAGGCCACTCGTTTTGAGTGACCATAATTACATCACATTTTTTAATACTCATCATTTAGTAAACTAAAGAGTCAATAATATTCTTCGGTAAATCAACATCTGAAAGGCGGCCTTCATTTTTCCTGAATTCCTCTGAAATTTTGTCCCAGTTCTCATATAAAACTTTTGCGTTTTCCCAATCTTCCAAAAGATTTTCAAAAAAAACTTTATCGTCAGATATTTTGCCATCTAAAACTGGTTTATTTTTCATAGTTATCAGTTCCTTTCTACACCAAAACTATAGCCTTTTTTCAAGCAATATTATCAGTACTTAAGTACCTGATATACAATTACAAAATAATCATCTCTTGCCACAACTTCCTCCTAAAGCATAGCTACTTATCTACGAAACCTTTTTTTGGTTTTTTCAATTCTTCTAAATATTTTGCAAAATCATCTTTGATTTCTTGTGGTGTATCCGGTTTTAACACAGTTACTTTCATATCTGACTTATCCCAATCTATATAGGGATACCAACTTGGCATCAAATGCATGATCATATTCACCCCTTCAATTTAATATCTACTAATCGTTTAATTTCTTTTGATAATTCATAAGCTTGAGTACCATTTATAAAGCAATCACTAAAAGCTTCAGCTAAAGCTTCTGAGTTGTTTTTAGAAGCGTATCCTGAAATGTTATTAAGTGATTCCTTTAATCTATTCCCTTTAATTATACCCTTTGCTCTAAGATTATTAAAGGCTTCTAAGACTATTTTTCCAGATTCATTACACTCTTCCCATGCATTTTCCTTTTGCAATGTATTCTTATAATTAATATTCCTATTCAAAAATACAAATTCTAAAACATGAGCAGCTTCATGCACCATATCACTTTCAATTGTTGTACCTTTTATCCAATAGCCTTTTCTTACCTGCTCTTTTATAAGTTTGCTATAGGCTTCGAGATCTTTAAAATACTCAGGATTTAAGCTAATGTCGTTTTTACTTGGTCTAAACACCATTGCTCCATTATCTGAAGTTGATATACGTTTTACATATTTATTGATTTCCGGATATTGATATAGCATGTTTCTTAAGCTTTTAAGCGCTCTTGAAACACTTGAGTAATTTAGTTCTTTTACAGACTCGTCTATCTCAATATTAAAATCATTCTTCCATTCTGTGGATAGATTGGCATAACGCTTATCACTGGATGTTTTTTCTATTTTTTCTTTAACCTTTGACATTAAAAAGCTTTTGCTTTTATCTGATTGCCTTTCTTTCCACTCATCGAATCTTAGACTATGCTCTCCATTTGCTAATCCATTTAGCCATTTTTCATACTCCTTACGGTCTGAATGTGGTGCCGTTGCACAATGACAATTCGGATGTAAAGGTGGAGCGTTTTCCCCTATTTCCATATCTTTAAGTTTAAAGACCTTGCCATCCATTTCTTTACACAACGGACACACATCTTTTAAGCTACAGGCAATATATTCATACTCATCTATTCCGTTAGCTTCGTAAGATTCTGCCTGTGCTTGCGTTTGAACTCGTGCAATTTCTGTTCGCAACAATCTTTCTGCATTGCATCTTGATACATCGAATTTCTTTCGTATCTGAGGGATAAACTCTCTTGGATTCTTACCTTGAATCAATGCATTTGATAGAACACTGGATAAACTGTTTTTTAGCTGATCTTGATTGACCCAAATTCGTTCTGAAAAGGTTGCGTTCTTAAAAGATGAATCTGCTACTGTTTTGGCCATCTTCGCATTGTCAATCACTGTATCGCCTAAGATAGAAGCGTTACGTTTGATCTCTTCTAAATACGCTCCTTCAAGCTTATTGCCAGTATAAGACTTCAATTCGTCATGACCTACCACAAGCTCTAATCCAATGTTTGCTTTTAAAAGCTCCAATCGGTTGACTTTCATCGCAAGATTATAAAGTCTCATCTGTTCATTGGCTTCATCTGAAAAGTTCTTTTCCTTTACATACTTCTTAGCTTTTCTTTGATATGCTTTGATATCTATGTTAGAAACCTTCTTTTTGGCTTCCGACATTGTGATACCTTCTTTTGATGCATAGCGACTAAAAAAGGATTCGATTTCCTTTTCAACCGAATCCATCATGTTTGCATATATTTCTTGTATCTCATCTGCATATTCCTGCTCATCTTTTAAGCGTTTCTTTTTCCATTCAAGCTCACGATCTCGCCAATATGTTTTACTGCTCATCGTTTTGTGAATCCTCATTATTTTGGAAGATTCGGTTTTCGGTTTCTACCATATCATTCTCATCTTCCTTTTTGATACGTTCCATTTCGGCATTCGTATCCTCAACTGCCGAGATAAATGACAATTGAGTTTCGTGAGACACGATTCCTGATAATTGTGCAGCAGTCTGTGCTTCTTCTAATAAGTTTGCAGGATAATTTTGTGTAAACTTGTATTCAACCTCAAGCCAGTCATTCTCAGAACGATGTGTGATCGCATTACTAAATAAGACTCGATATCTACGATTCATTCCAGATGTGAACTTTCGCTCTTTCGCTTTTGCAAGGTTTGACATAGAAAGAAGCTTATATCTCAATGCAATACCTGATGACGTTCCAAAGTTCTCATCATTAATATTGGCCACCATTGAGTTTTGGAAGATTAAACGCTCTAATCTGTTGATCAGATTTTCCTGTGTTGCATCTGCATTTGGCTTTGACATGAAATCAACTACAATTCCATCACCGCTTCCATCCATTGACTCAAAGTTAATTGTTCGATTATCACGAATGTGTACCAAATCTGAATCTTCTACTTTCGGACCTAAGATTTTTAAATAGGCATCTGCAAAGTAATCAACATCATTTGCTTTTTCTGACATTGCCTTGTTATAGGCATTAATCAAACTGTATGTTGATTCAAAAATAGACATACGTTCTTCGTTTTCAATAAATTCAGTGGCCGGAATATCGTTGAATCCATGCTCTACACCATTAAACACATGAAGGCCACCTTTATCGTTGAACTCATATTTATATGTTTTGTCGTAGATATATCCACGCATAACCTCGTCTACAATCTGATAAGTTACAAAATATCTAGGCTTCTGAACTGTTGATTCATCATAAACCATGAAACCTTCTCTTGGATCTAAATAAGTGATTCCTAAATTTCCGTAATCATCATTGAAATACAATTCATATCCTTTTCCAAAAACACTACAAATCTTAGATAGTTCTGCATTGTTATCGTCTTGGTCATTGTATTTATCTAGCAAGTTGATATAATCATCAATTTCTTTTTTCTTAGAAGATACTTTGATTGGAACACCAATAAAAAAACCGTTGAATGTATCAACAATGTATTTTGCAAAGTTGACCACAACACGGTTATCAGGTTTATAAGATTCTTTGTCGGCTTGATGTAAGATCGGATAATCTCCAATATAGGCATCGTATAACTTTTTATACCTATCTGTTATTAACGACTTATGTTTTGTTATCAATCCATTCAACACTTCAATATTAATGATGTCTTTATCGTCAGATAGCTTAAATATCGTATCCGGTTTAATAATGTATGCGTTCATTAAATACCTCCTTTAAATGTCCTTAATTTAACTCGTCCAAATGTATATTTTTCAACTGCATAACGCATTGCATCCATTAAGTGGTTGAAATCATCAATTGGGCGGTTAATTTTATTTCCTAATCTGTCTTCATCCCATGTGTAGTTTCCAATTTCAGTTATGAAATTAACACATCTAGGATGAATGATGATTTCGAAATCTTGAATATATTGAATCCCATGTGTGATGGAATCCTTTCCCTTTTGTGATTTTTCAACACGAAGACCATAACCCCTAAGTTCATCAATCGACTTAGGTTCTGCACAGTCTGCCGTGAAAGACTTCTTTTGATAATGCACGTTTTCAATCTCTTCATATAGCTTTTTATTGGAAAGACCCTTTTTATAAATTTCATCCCAAACATAAAGCTTTTTATGTTCTGTATCAATGAAACCTATAAAAACTGCAGCAGGGTCATTTGTATACCCAAAGTCAATACCATTTACAGAATCACAGTTGATGACTTGATCTAGTGTAAATTCTTCTTCTTTCCAATTTTCATAAACCAATCCATCAACGATACCCCAATTTCCAAGACCTGCAACTTGATATCGCCTAGGATTTTTCTCCTTCATGTTATCGAACAATCTTAAATCGGCTTCATCTAGCCATTCATTACACTTATAATTGGTTGTGATGGCTAATATATCAGGGTCGTTCTTAACATCAAAGAATCTTTTTTTAAGCCAGTGGTGTTCATTCCATGGGTTGAATGTAATCATCCATTGCTTCCAAAGATAAGGTGGTAACTCACCACGAATTGACTCATCTAATGTATCAAAGTCTTTTTCGCTCGTTATTTCATAAGCCTCTTCGAGCCATACCCAACATAGAAACCCATAATCTACAGTAATAGATGTTATTTTTAACGGATCATCAAGCCCTCTAAAGAGAATCTTTTGCCCAGTTGGAAGATATGTTGCCTCCAAAGGCGAATATTTAAATTCCCATAAGTGTTCAACCTCTAATCTTCTTGTTGCCCATTTTAAATCCGTGAAGCACGAATCTTTAAGTGTTCGATAAGTCTTACGAACTACCAATGTATTCGACTTATCATACTTCATCATGTTGTAGATAATGCGTAATGCAGTTGTTTTTGATTTCTTAGAAGCACGAGAACCTTTGCATGCAGCATAACGTCCTCTGAAGTTCCAATAGGATTTATATCCTTTCCCTACTATTTTAGGTAACTTGATAGATTTAGTCTTCAAGCTCATCCTCTCCTTCAAACTTAGGGACTACGATTTCTGCTTGAACTTTGTCTGTAAACAGTGAATATCTTTTTCCAAGTAATTCCGCAGCTCTATTTGCATCAGAAAGCTTTGCAGGAATCTCAACGATTTGAGGAACTTCTTCTTTGACTGTTTTCTTTCTTGGCTTTCCATCTCCTGTATCGACATACTCCGATCGTTCTTTTGTCACTGTAACGACAACAGACTCTTTCATTTCTCGTCGCATTACTTTTGTGAGGTATTCCATGACTTCTTGAACGTCTGCCACATTGTTACTGTGCGCTTTTTCAAGACACTCATCCACATATTCTCTGATATGCGGTAAAGCTAATAACCTGGATGCATGCTTTGATGCATTATCTCGGCTCTTGCAATTCTTATAAACTTCCAAATAAGCATCCACTGCGTTCATCGTTATCAAATAGTTCTCACAAAAAAGCTTTTGCTTTTCAGTCAGTTTAGCCATAGAATTCCTCCTTTCATTATTTTGAAATTAAATATCTGTCTTAATGCCCTTTCCATCCTTTTCTTGGTGAGCCAGCTCCTCTTACCCACAATTGATCTACTTCTTTTGCTATTTGTCTTTTTCGACGACGTTGTTCTGAATCTTTATTAGCTAAATCTCGGCTTGTAAGCTTTTGTACTTTATAACCCATAGATTTTGCTCTAGAAGCTATATCGGATAAGGTCCTAGGAATTTCCCTACTTCCACTATCAGCAAATGATGCCCCAGAAAAAGAAAATACTTTCTTCCCTTTTTGCCTATACTCAAATACAGTTCCATCTCCTGTGGTAACAGTTAAACCAACTGTCCCCCCCGATTTACATATTGTCCTCTTCCACCCATAAGTAAATTTCCTCCTTATTCATGTATAAAAAAAGCACCTTGAATTAACAAGATGCTTAGATAGCGTTTAAAATTTAAACTGATATTTTTTAACAAATCGAAAAGGCGCTCCGATTCGAACGGAGGTTTCCTCAGTGCGTATCATAAATAGATAAGCATACATCAAAGTGTAATCACCCCTATACGACTACCTTTTCTTATTTTTATTTAACCATAACCGTTTTACACGGTCAACCATCTTTCTTTCAACTGCTTGTTCCTCTACCGCCCATGTTTTCTTGCCCTCTCTATGACTTTATTTTTATAATAAATAACTTTTGTGCCTTTGAAATCATGTTCAATAGATTGGCCATAAATTAGAATTGCAGTAGGCTTAAGTTTATCGATCATGTAATCTACACCATCTTTCCAAATTGATCTTGCATATTCATCCTTGATACATCCAATAGTTGAGATTGCTACAACTCCTCCTGGTTCTATACCATCGAAACAGAATGTGTATGTTTCTCTTTCTGCCCAGGAAACTGTTGGAATTACACATATCCCTAAATTTTGAAGATATTGCCCAATTAATCTACTTCTATAGATATTCCATACTTTCATGGCTCTAGGCATATCCATGTAAAGAGAAAAATCTGGTGTAAGAACACAGTCATACTGTTTTAAAATATTCACATATCGTTCGGGAGTGTTCCAAATGCGTTCAAACTGATAATCATCAATAAACATATGAATTCCAGATTGATAATTCTTTGAAGAAATTGCTTCATTGAATCCAATTAACTCATTAGGAATATGAAGTGTCTTTTTAATAACAGGCATCTCAAATGGGCCATCTGTTTCAAATGGATCATATAAATCTAGATTGTATTTTTTGATTGTCAATTCTCTTCCTGGCATGGAACACCTCCTTTCTTGTTTCTTGCATAAAAAAAGCCAAGACCTCTGTCTTGACATAATTTCTTATAATATTAGTTTACCACGGAATTCTTGTCCACTAGGGGACAAAATGCATTATTCGTAACTTTTTACCTCAATAACTGTATAACTGATTGGATCTCCATTCTTTAATCTTACTCGCATTTTCGCATTCAATTTTGATACTAGTGGAAAGCTAATCTCTTTTTCCTTTACTTTTTTCAAAAAATTTTCATCCTCAATATCTGCATTGATTGTTTTCCCAAGGAATTTAAACTGCCATTTACTGTTTCCTAATAAATCAGGCTTCCGAACAGTTAGTACTCCTGTAGCTTCTTGTTCGGTGATATCACCATTTAGTGATTCAACATCAATAGGATTCCTAGTTCTCATTAAATCTTCTTTATCCATTTCAACAGTCTTCACAGTTTTATCTTCAGTAACTGCGATAGAAAAGCCTGTCCGCTCACCATCTTCTGAAATAGTTCTTGATAATTCTGATAAGCACTTTTCTATTGAGGAATCTCTTGTGTAAAGATTATATGTTCTGTTATCAATATAGGTTACATTACCAACACAAGACTTGACTATAGTATTATTCCCTTCATGAATTACTTCTGCAGGCATTTGTCCACCAAGATTTTTCTTCAGTTCAACAATACTATTAAACGATTCTAGGATAGGTGGCATCAATGGAAATAATACAGCGGCCATTTCAACAATCTGCTCTATCGTTATCATAAAGCTACCTTTTTCGATATTCTTTACTTTAAATTTACAAAAATCATTTTCGCTTATTGACGAATCAGCAATTTTACCTAAAACCGCAACAACACAGTCTAGCGACTTAGATAATGTTTCTATATCAATGTCATTTTCGCCTTTAAACCTTAATGTAAGTGTTTCTTTTTTCATGACATACCCTCTTTTAATCAACATTATTGTACCACCTCTTCTTTTAAACACTAATACCTATATGAACATTATCAACGTCAATTAAACTAATTTACCAATTTCTCTGCGGATATGTTTGTACATTCCGTTCTTTGTATAACCATATTTTTCTGCAACATCCCATGCATTCATATTCCAAAAGTATAGATCAAACAAAATATTCTGATCGCGCAAAGATAGAAGTTCTATTGCTTTACATTCATTCAAACGTCTACGATAATAGTTGATTTCTGCCACCTTTTGAGATTCTTCTTCCATCATTCCTAAAGGGCTTGTATAAGAACCATGAAAGGTCGGCATAGGAGCATTTGATTTCTCCTGCTCCTTTGTCAACCTAATTGGATTATGACTAAGCCCTAGCATTTTATGATTCAGGACTTCAAGTTCCTCGTTTAGCTCAATGATTCGATGGCAGCAATAATTTGCTGACTTCAAATCATTCAACATTTGATTTACTTTTAATTTGTTCATTTTGTCCACCTACTTCTTCTTTGCGACAGCTGACCCTCTGTGCCAAGATTCCTCACCACCGCGATATCTTCTCTCGTTCGCTTTTTCTTGGTGTTTCTTATACTCTTTTAGCCCAAAATTCTCACGTTCTAATTTGACGATGTAATTCGTAATTTGTTCTAAGCATGATTCCATAGAAATAAATCTGGTACTAAACCCTATCAGATCCCATATCTTTCTATCTAAACGAGCACAAGCTTCTCTTACAAATTCATCATGAATGTCATTTATGTTTTCGACTAAAAAAACTTTCATCATTCCACATCCTTCAAATACTCTAATTCTTTCAACATAGATACGAAGCATGGTTGTACAATGTCCAAAGCCATTTTATATTTGTTTTCTTCATTATTCATCTTCGTCATCTCCTTTTAATAACTGTCCACAAAAAAGACAACGAGGGTAATATTTGTTTCCATGATATGTTGGAATAGGCACAACTCCATGCTTACACGTTGGACAAGATAGCATCAAATCGCCACATGGGCCAAACTCAATATCAATTGGTTTCTTAGGCGTTTCTTTATCCGCAAGATTCCCCAACAATTGAAAATATACCTTGGCACGAGTAGTCTCTTCTATGTCTGCTGCTTCGCACGCAATTTGATGTTCTTTTTCAAGAACTTGCAACAATTCTTGATATTTATTCATTCTCTTTCTCTCCTATTTTTTGCATTCCAGTATGCCAGCAATAATAGTAATAATGATAAGTACAATTTCAATGATTCCTGGAAGTAATACCAACCACCAAGACCATGTGATTACATTAATTAATTTCAAAACAATAAAAACAATTGTAAGTATTCCTAAAATTCCCATTTTTATTTCTCCTTTTCATCTAAATGCTTTTCTATATGATCTTCTAAATCTTTTTTTGTCATGCTTTAACTTCCTCATCTGCAGGCATATAGAATGTTAATCCGCACTGATTCTCAATAAGTTCTTCAATTCTATCTAGAACCTTCAACGCTTTTTCTTCAGTTAAATAAACGCCTAGCGTGACACTTTCTTTTTCTAAAGAATTGCATATGAAATACATTCTTTTATCTACAGAGGGGATAATTACTACTTGATTTACATTTAACAGCGCTTTTCTACTTTGGCTCCTAATCCACATAACTTACTCCTTTATATTTTTTCTTAATTCTTTCACAAATCTTTTTAGCTCAAAATAAAGCAAAATTGGAAGTATAATCGGATAAAGGATTGTTACTAACCAAAAATAATCATATGCTAGATAACTGATATCATTTACGATATATGAAATTATCATCCCAGCCACAATATAAACTCCAAAAAGCATTACAATCTCGACTATAAGCTAAATATCCATTAGTATCCCTCTTTCAATCTTTCCATGTTAATCGCATTCTTTCTCATATAAGCTGCATAGACTTCTTCCAGGCAAAATCCTAAGTGTTCGCTTAGTGCCAACAGATACATCAATCGACTATCTGCAAGATCAATAATGCGTGTCAATGCAGTTGCTATTCCAAGGCCGATATCCATTTGTACCATAGGCATATAGTCACGAGGACTTTCTAAATCGTACCCGAGATCATCCAACAAATAGGTTCTTTTTCCATAAAACAATTCGTAGATCAAGACAAAGTGGAAAACATCTGCCAACTCTTCCAAGACTTTGCTTCTATCTACTTGTTCCTGGCTTTTCTTCCACCAGCACCAGTCACCTTTGAGTTCATGAGTGAATTCACCAATCTCATCGAGTGTGGCCATGTCGATTTGTTCCTTTGAAATTGTAGTCAAACCAAACTCTTTCATGATGGCCGAATTCAGCTCATCTTGTTTCTTTAGCATTGTCTCAATCATGCGTAGTTCTGAGTCTTTCATTACTTTTCCTCCTTGTTGTCTTTTCTCCTTTAAAACTTCGCCATTCTTCGTCAGAACGGAAGGTCATCCGATGCAATCTCAAGAGCATCTACTTCGGCTTGTTGAGTCAAGCTTTGCGCATATTGCACATTCGATTGACTGTAATTCTTTGCCTGAGTTCCATGCGATTGATTCTGAGCGTAACTTTGAGTACCATAGGTATTTGTAACTCCTAGAGTGTTTTGTTTGTTAAAATCGTTTCTAGGTGTCAAAAACTGTACACTCTCTGCGATGACTTCTGTGACATAGACTTTTTGTCCTTGTTGGTTGTCGTATGAGCGTGTATTGATTCGGCCTTCAATGCCTAGCTGATTGCCTTTCTTCTGGTACAGTTGGATATTGTCGGCCAATTTGTTCCATGCAACGCAGTTGATGAAGTCAGCATCTTGTGTTCCGTCCTGATTCTGTCTTCGATTGACTGCCAAGGTAAATGAACACACGCTTGTTCCATTTTGCGTCTTTCTGAGTTCTGGATCACGTGTCAATCGGCCAATCAGAACCACTCTGTTGATATCCTGCATAGGCTCACGCTTTCAATCCGCAATCATTCGCGATTGCCTGCATAGATTCGGCCATCATCTGACGCATCTTTTTCGTGTCTGCATTAACCAAGTCGACCAGGTCGTTGAATTCCGCCATGTTGATCGTGCTCTTGAAAGCTTGATACTTCTCAACAAGTGTTTGTTCAGGCTCCTGCTCTTGCTCATGAGCCTCGTTGCACGATGACTCCTGAAGTGGTTCTTCTTCCTGGATGGATTCAACCACCTGAGTTTCTTCTGGTTTCTGCTTAGGTTCAGCATTGACTACAACCTCCTCTTTGGCCACAACTTCGACTTTAGCTTCCACTTGCTTTTTGGGCGGTCTGCCACGTTTCTTCATGACCTTTTCCACGATATCCGATTCACGAATATTCATGCCACCGATTCGGTATGGTGCTACTTTGTCCGTATCGTCAACGTACATGATGGTTCCTGATCGGTCTGTTCCTGCACAGTGATAAACGACTTTATCGCCAGGAGCGTATTTGAGTTCTTGTTTTTCGGTTTGTTTTTTAGTTTTCATTTTCACAGTTCTCCATTTTTGATTTTTTCCTGCAGCTGCGCTAATTCGCTTTGCAGTTGCTCTTCTGACATCTGGACTGGTTTAGCGTAGAATTTCTCATCCAGTTGGATTGCTCCGGTTCCTGGATTGTCTTCTTCACGTTCCGCTTTGCTCCATTTCTTCAAAAGCCCTCTCCAGTCCCTGATAGGATCGTTACCTGTCTTCCATCCGGTGGATTCGTAGTGTTTCCAAAACTTTTTGGCATCTACGTTCAAGTTGTGTTCCTGGATGTAGTCCACGATTTCTGAAATGGACGGTTTAACAAAACAGTCAGTCCAGTCAGTCTGCACATTTTCGTTTGTTGCACTTTTTGACGCAGCCACACTATCTAACTTCTGACTACTGACTGACTTATTTCTAGACTCTAGACTCTTGACTCTAGACTCTAATCTCTTATCGGACAATGTCCTTTTTTTGTCCGAGACAATGTCCTCTACTTTGTCCTTCGATTTTTTCTCTGTTTTTGAGCTCGTTTTTCGAGTGCTTTTTGAGCCTTTTTTTGAGCTTTTTTCAGACGGATTTTTCTTCTTATTTTCACGATACAATCGCTTTTTTTGTGCCCATCCGGTTTCCGATCCAATCATCGATTCATAATTTGCAATCTTCATCACATTGTTCTCAGACACTACAATCAGTCTTAAATTCTGGAATAATTCAAGGGCCGCTCTGACTGTGTCTGCGGAAAAAAACTTTGTGTCACGTGCAATTTTATCGACAGTGTATGGAACTAATATATTGCCAATTTTCGAGGCTAAAACACCATTTGTATTTGATGTCATGGTGCACAATTTTATGTATAGAGTTACGTATTTACATCCGTCTTCCTGGGATAAAAGAAAATCGATTGCGTCACTTTCGAAAAAATCAGTCTTCAACTTGATCCAATAATAAACTTTGCTATTATCCTTGATTTCCGACATATGCAATCCTTTCTATTCTTCTTTTGGTTCTATTTCATTTATAACTACCATTACGCATGGTTTCTGTGCATATCTCTTGAAGACATGCAGGTCTGATACTTGCTTATCATCTTCGAAAGCCACTTTATTTAAAGAGTCCAGTACAACTTTTGCAATGTTGTCGGAATCTGGCTTCTTTTGTGGTTGGATTTCATTTGCGAGCATCTTATTTAGTTTCACTTTTGATACATTCTTAGGTGGTGAGAAATACGCGAAAATCTTCACTTCCAGGGACCCTTCCAGCATGCTTGGAGTGCCACACTGTTCCATGAAGCTTAATCGTACTAGATTCTCATATTCAACTGTTTTAGGTGGTGTATGCACACTTACATACTTACCACGATTAGAGAATCGAGGTCTTCCTTTGGACCCCGGTTCTCCTGGTACTACAAACTGATAACGCATTATTCTTTGATTTCTCCGGTCACTGGATTTTCACCAGGTTGTTCCTGATATTCTGCATCGAAGAATTCATTTGGAACATCTGCCATATCTTTTTCAATCGTTGTCTTGATTGATTCATCTGTATTCACTTGCTTAAAGAATTCAGTTTTCAAAGGAGCATATTTAAGCAACTTCTTCAAAACTGTCTTCTTGGCCATTTCATCAAAGTTTGTTTTCCATGGCCCACTTGAAAATGATTTTGAATATTTTTTCGCATGATCAAGAACATCTTCATACGACATGACCTGGAATCCTTGGCCACCATTCACTAATTTGAACGTTGCATAATAATAGATTGGCTTCCCTCGATTCGTTCTTGCTGGTTTATGCTTAAGCACTGGATCCATACCAAGCTCATACTCAAATTCATCATTTTCATAAACGACTTGAGCATCAATCATCTTGACTTCACCTGAACGATATGCCAGGTCAATCAATCCTTTGTAGCCAATCTGGAACTGACAAGCTCCGCCATATGGAATCAAATAGGCTTGTCCTAACGGAGTGTTTGGCTCCAGTCCTAATTGTGCTGCATTCATCATTGCAGCCAAGAATGACTGCGGAGTACATGATGCTAACTTGGCATTATTAGATACCGCAGACAATGCGATTCGTGTAAATCGTTCTGGAGTCATTACACTAGGCAATGCTTTTGCGATTTCTCCTGACATCACAGAAATATAGTCTTTAATTGTTTGTGGCTGTTTTTTGGCCACTTTATTCGACTGCGTCTTTGCAATCATTCCTTGTTGATTTGTTGTCGTCATAAATATTTATCCTCCTACTGTTCTTTGACTAAAAATCTTCTCATTTTTCTTTGTGTTAAGTATTGATCATAAAGATCAGGTTCATCTTTTCTGAATTCTTTAGTATCGAATGTATTTGATACCGATGTTTTCCATGTAACTTTGAACTTGTCGGATGTTCCGATACCAGAATCACCTAAGTAGTTCTTTACTTCATTCTCATGCTTCTTTTGAATATTCTGAAGCTCCTTGATTTTATCTTTGACAAGCTTCAATGAATCCAGTTCCTGCTGCAATGGAGTTAGATCCACGATGCTATCTTCATCATTCTCGACTGGATGTAATTCACTGATTGCTTGTGCAGTGGAATCCGAACCATCGATTGGCGGTTCAATGTCGTTCTCCACACAGTTCCAGAATTCTTCTTCTGCCCTAATCAACGCATCGATTTCCTCATTGCTTCTAATGACCTCGTAGCAATACAAATCAACTCCAGGAATATAAATAGCTATATACCACTTAGAAAGTCCTGTAACTGCCATATAATGCATACACTGTGCATAATACTGAGGCGGAATATTTCCCTTCTGATACATATCCTTGTTGTATTCAGATGTTGTCTTGATTTCAAGACCTGCATCCTCACCAACAACTAAGCGGTCAACGTTGGCCAACATGAATGGATGATCTACAGATTGGAATGAAAATCCACTCTTTCGGCATTTCTTGCCGGTTTCTTCTTCCCATCTTTTTGCTACATAATCCTCCATATCTCGGCCAAATCGCATACGCTCATTGTCGATATTTTTATGGATACGACCTGTTTTCTCACACCACAATGCGTAAGCTGATTTGTATTTATTCAAGCCTAATACGGAACCGGCATCAGAACCACCGACTCCTTTTAGACGATTATCCAGCCACTCTTCATGAGTAGCTGGTAATTTATGCTTGATCACATTCTTCATCTTCATTTGATTCATCCTCTCTTTCTTCTTCTGGTTCACCAGAATCATCTATATAACGGTTGTCGTTCCATTCTCTCCAATCGTCGATATCCTTAAAGAATGGCATTGCTATTCCTCCTTGAATGGTGCATGTTCTTTTAGAAATCTGTCCGTTTCGTCATCGTAACATTCTGTGCATACCGCATATCCAAATCCATATGCAGTATGTACTTCTCTTGATGTGTACATTTCACCGAATTTGAACATTCTTCCGCATTGTGCACATGGCACCATCTTTTCCATATCATCTTCATACGTTCTACATTCATCAGGAAGAAGAATGTCTTCATATTCATGAAGTTCTACATTGTATTTTCTAGCTCTAATTGACATTGTGTTCACCTTTTAATTTATTGAAAGCCTGATAAGCTCTGAATTCATTTTCTAGAGTAGTGTTGAATGCATTTACAGCGTTTTCAAAGCACTTGCCTAATCGATCTGCGGTCAATCCATTTACAAGTCCTAGTGCAACAACACTTGGATTTGCCTGGGCATCAATATTTTGTGTGGCCGATACCGATAATTCATATGCCGGACCTAAAGATTCCAAATATTTTATAAACTCCGAATTTAAACGAACTTTTTCTAAGATATTCGTAGTATTAGCCATGTCTGACTCCAATGTTTTGAACCTATTTAAGATTTCATGAATCTCGCAATTTCTCTTTTGAGATTCTTCTTCACTTAGATCTAACTTTTCGTAATAACATTTACTTTCCATATTAATATTTCCTCCTGATCAATGAATCTGATGATCGACTTTGTTCATGTTGATTTGTCTTTCAAGCTCTTTGGAAAAAGCCTGCGTACACGCTTTGAAACATTCAGTGATTAGATCAGGCTTCATATTTGTGGTAATTCCAAAGATTAAAGCACCTGCTTTGGATTCACCAGTTACAACCGGACTATCGAATCCAGGAATCACTCTCAATTCAAATGCTGCTCCGCAATTCTTAATGAGATTTTGGAACTCTTCTATAATTGCATCACCCTCTTCTTTTGATACATCGCCTTGTAACTTTTCAAACAACTCATTAAGCTTGTCATTCATTGCATTATATTTTTTCGACTCATCATCGAATTCATTCCCACTTTTTTTCAATACAAATTGTTTCATTTTTGATTTTCTCCTTTTTATCTGTTACTCAAACCCTGCAACCTGGATATCACAGTCTGCTGATTATTTATGCCCAAATTCAAACGTGTTTTTTTGCTTTATCTTAGGAAGTTTTACGAGTTACAATTATGGATTTTTTTCTGACGTGCTTGCAATTATAACGTGTTTTATTGAGTAGGATAGGAGTATTGAAATATCATCAATCCGTTAAAGAAATATATTTTTTAGCAGACCACGTCACTTACGGCAATACCCAGGTTGCAAGATTTGAGTTATATGTATATAATTTGGTTGTTAAATTTTGATTGGCCACTTTCCTAATAAGTGGTCTTTTTTATATCCTTCTTGTGCTACGCAGCTTGATCAGGTTATCCAAATAAGGCTGCAAGCCAAGAACATTAATTACCTTTGCGGTTGGCCATCCGAAACAATTGGATTGAACGCCAAGCTTATTCAACTCAGTCTTAACCGTTGCGCTGCAACATCCAATAATCTCTGCCAAGTCTCCCTGCGTGATATATGCATACTTTGTAAGCTTCTGGATCTTGTCCTCAACTTCTGCATCATATTCCATACAAGAGACTGTTCTAATATTCTTCATAAGCTGAACTCCTTTCTACAGTCGAATAGACTGGATGGTCGTACATACAAACGCAGTAGCGATCATACATCCAATCACTAACACAACACTCGCAAATAACATCCAGTTTGCGAAACGCTGCTTTCTGCGCACTGCCTTCTCTCTTTTATCTAGATCAGCATAACGATGCATCATCTTTGTATATTCTGTTTGATGTGGATTGTTTGCGAATGGAGCCAATTCACATTGTTGTTCTTTGATTTCATCTGTTTTTTTTACAGTTCTTTTTTTCGCAGCTGTTGCTTTATTGGCTGCTGTGTTTGCTCTTGGCATGTTTATATCCTTCACTTTCTATTTTTTCGATTGCTTCATCCAATTTGAATCTGAAATTGAACTCTTCTATATCCTGCATTCCTAGATAATAAAGAAGATCAATATCATCGTGATTGAATACGTAGCAATGTTCCTTATCCATATAGCCTTCTGGCCATGGACATCCTGCATAGTCATAGAGATTCTTTGTTTTAGGATTTGCTTGAAGTCTTCCGATAATCATCAACTTCTTTGTTCCTTCTTTAAGAACCACGACACTTCCAATAGGTAATAATTCTTGCATGTTCTACTCCTTTCTACTGCGTTCTACTACGTTTCTACTACGTTTTACTATGTTCTACTACGTTCTGGTGCAGCACTTGAGGTGCCACTTCACTGTTTGATACCCATAGACTTTGAAATTTGATTCTTTGAATATTGGAATTTAATCGTTTCAGTTATTGGGGATATCTTTAACGATATTTTGTAAGTGTATACTTAAGTAGTTTTGGAGGCTGTACTCACCTCTTTAATAAAATGCTGTTATTGTTATGCGTAATTATAGCTTTTCTCTATATGTACATTTTTATGATCAAACCACTAAGTCTAATATCTTTTTTGCGAAAAGAGATATTTCTTTTTTTGTATCAACAGTATTCTGCTAGAAAATTTAAAGGGTTTTATTTTGAAACAATCTACTCCTGAACAACTGCATGTGATAAGGTCTGTAGAGCACTGATCCAGGATTCAATTGGACTTGAACGAACAAACTAGCAGGTTTGTGTATAAGAGCTTTTCTTAGGCTCTCGAAGCAACACCTCAAGTACTGCCCAGAGAATTTTTTTGTTTATGTGCACTTCCGTGAACCTGATGGCGGAATTAGCATCAATGTTAAGTAAGAGTTACACTAATCTTTACTTTCTTTAAAAGCTGGATTTCATTGTGAAGTTCAGCTTCTTTTTGTTCTGCCAAAGCCACACTAAAGCTTCCGTCTACGAACATTTCATGAAGCTCCTGGCTTAACTTTTCGATTCTTTGATAGTTGTCGATTGTAATATCAACCTGTTTGGGTTCTACTTTTAAGCTCATATTCATTCTCCCTTGTATGCTCGTAGCATACTTTTTTAATTTCTTCATGTGATACAATTTCCTTTAGGAAGGAGGTGTATCTAATGGCAAGAGCTAGAGTTAAAGTTGTTTCAGAAACTTCTACTGGACTAAACAACAAAGTGAGTATCAATGGCGTTGTATACACGAATACCCAAGCTTACAACAAAGCTGTGAGAGGCGAAGTAAACGGATATCACGGTGTAAAGAACTCCGATGGCACTAAGTTCATTCGTAGTAATCCAGATAAAAGCACTAACAACAATCTAGATAAATAGGGACTCGTTAATTCGAGTCTTTTTCAATTAAGACCTCATAATCATCATCTGTGATTTCTTTGATTCCTTCTTCATCCTCAAAGATACGAGTAATGACTGAATTGTCTGATTTCCGAATTACTGTAATCTGCATAAGTAAATTTTCTCCTTCTCTAATAATTAAACAGTTGGAGATAAACTCCTCTAAGAACCGTACGTGCAGTTTTCCCGCATACGGCTCCCCACTGTTACTTTTAAACATTC